ACCCGTTGGTGTAATGGGTATTTTACTTGTTGAGGCAGGCGGATACATTGAAGCCGGTGATGAAGTTTCATCCGATGCTGACGGTAAAGCCGTTTCAATCGGCAGAAATGAAATCTCAAACGGCTATGCTTTAGATTCCGCAGAAGAAGGTGATGTAATAAGGATAGTTCGGGGAATCTAATGACGGTTTATTATTGCAGTATTGAAGATATCGAAAAACAACTTTCCACCCCCATTCTTATACAACTTACTTCGGATAACGGGCAAGAGGCAATCAATCGTGTTGTTGCTAAAGAGGCAATTATTTACTCATCTGCCCTTATCGATGGGTATTTAAGAGGTCGTTATACGCTCCCTCTTAATACCCGATTTCCTTTACTTCGTGTACTATCAATCGATATTGCAATATACAGATTGTATTCAAGACGTGTTCACAACGGACTTCCCGAACAAATCGAAAATGCTTACAAAAACGCTATTGCGACATTAAGAGATATTCAAAAAGGCATTGTCACCCTTCAAGGCGAGAATGATTTACTTGAAACATCAAACTTTAATCCCGATGAATACAGAGCCAATAAAACAATGTTAGACAGGATATTTAATAAACACAAGCTAAATGAATATTAAAGATATAGAAAATTCAATTATTGAAAAATTAAAAGCAAACTTCCCTGAAATTTTAGTATTGGGTTTCCCCGATAAACCGTCTGAATTTATCTTACTTCATCAAATTGGAGCATTGCTCGTCCATTATCAAGGCGGCAATTATTCAAATACACAGGCTTTGAATTTCATCACGCAGGAAGCACAAAAAGAATTCTCAATCACAATAGTTACAAGAAATTTAAGAAGCAATAATGGTGCTTATGACTATCTTGATAAAGTAAAAGCATCACTATCGGGGTTCAAGATTGATGAGTGTTCTCTTCTCTATCCAACAAAAGATTTTTTCATATCCGAAAACGCCGGAATTTGGCAATACGGAATTAACTTTTCCCTGAAAACACAAAATATACAAGTTTATTAAACGGAGGATATATATGCCTGCATCATTTTTGCATGGAATTGAAACCATTGAGGTTGATAAAGGTGCAAGAACCATTCAAACGGTTAAAACTGCCGTTATCGGTTTAATTGGTACTGCACCGATTGATACAGTAAATGAAGAATACAAAACGGTAAATGAGCCAGTTTTAATCGTAAATGAAACACAAGCGGCTCAATACTTCGGCAATTCAAAAGCAGGGTTCACCATTCCCGATGCTTTAACCGCTATTTTTGACCAAGGGGCAGGCGTTGTGATTGTAATAAATGTATTTGACCCCGAAAAACACGAAACCGTAACAGATGTTACACTTGCAGATATTATTGGAAATATTGACCCTGTAACAGGTAAAAGGTCAGGATTAAAAGCATTTGAGGACTGCTATTCATTATTCGGATATTATCCGAAAACAATTATTGCTCCTACATACTGCGAATCAGCGGAACTTTTACCCGAAATAAATACCGTTTGCAATAAGATAAGGGCAATAGGACTTGTTGATGCACCTGTCGGAACAAGTGTGCAAGATGCAATAAAAGGCAGAGGCACTCAAGGAACTATTAATTTTAATACTTCATCTGAACGTATAATCCTTTGTTACCCGCATGTAAAAGTTTATGATGCAATAACGGATTCATATAAATTACAGCCGTATTCTCAAAGACTTGCAGGGGTTATAGCCGCAAAAGATATAGAAAAAGGTTATCACTGGTCTCCTTCCAACACCGAAATTCAGGGCATAATAGGAATTGAAAAACAGCTTACTTCTATGATTAACGACCCCGATTCAGAAGTTAATCAACTCAACGAATCAGGCATTGTAACCATTTTCAATTCCTACGGCTCCGGATTTCGCACTTGGGGAAACCGCTCAGCAGCTTTTCCAAATAATACCTCGCCTACAAATTTTATTAATGTAAGAAGAACAGCCGACATTTTGCACGAATCTGTCGAATACTCAATGCTTCAGTATATTGATTACCCGATAGATAACGGTCTTATTGATTCTATCTGCGAAACAGTAAACCAGTTTATACGAACACTTATTGGCAGAGGAGCATTAATAGACGGCAAATGTACATATAACCAAGATAAAAATCCGGCTTCTGAAATAGCAAACGGACATCTTGTCTTTGATTTGGAATTTATGCCTCCGACACCGGCTGAACGTATTACCTTTGAATCGTTCATCAATATCGAACTTTTAAAATCGCTCGGAGCTGCATCATAATGTACTGCATTGTTAATGACAACAAAGACTTAGAAGTACACGTTACTAAAACCGATTTATGTTTTAAATGCAAATATTTATCTAAATGTCCATTTCTCAATGCAATTCAAGATGAATATGTTGTTATGCACTACTCTGATATTGAAATAAAGAATTGCGGTGTATTCAAGAAAATTTAGGAGTTTACCCTGTTATGTCAAAAACGGCAGGGTTCTTAATGAGCGGCAGCGAATTTTAGAACCAAGCCGCCCTGAATTTATTTCAGGGTCGCAAGGTTTAAGAAAGGAACTAAATGTCTAAAATAGAGATTAACAAACTAACTAACGCCAATGTATATTTAAACGGAAATAATTTACTCGGAAGAGCAGAAGAAGTGGAACTGCCTCAAATTAAGCATAAAATGGCAGAGCATAAGGCACTCGGTATGATAGGTTCAGCCGAATTCTTTTCCGGTATAGATAAAATGGAGTGCAAAATTAAATGGAATGCTCTTTATCCATCCGTCTTAACGGCTTGTGCAAATCCTTTTGAATCAGCAATGATTCAGGTAAGAGCATCATTAGAAACGTATAACGGAACAGGCAGAATATCGGAAGTTCCTGCAACAGCATTTATTACAGGAACTTTTAAGGAATTTCCTTTAGGCAATATTAAACCACAGGAAAATGCCGAATACGAAACAACAATGGCGGTTACTTATGCAAAACTCGTCGTTGATAACCAAATCATATTTGAAATTGATGTCTTAGAAAACATCTATAAAGTCAATGACGTTGATGTATTAAGCAAATTTAGAAAAAATATAGGTGCATAAATGGATGAGAGCATTTTAAATAAAAAAGGTGTAAAAACAAAAATTACGGATGAAATCGTAACAAGAAAACGAGCTTTAAATTTCTATTCTCTTGTAAATATCCTGCCTGACCCCGATATAGTCCTAAAAAAGCAGGGAAAAGATATGCGGATTTATAGGGAACTCCTATGCGATCCGCACGTCTTTGCCTGTGTTCAATCGAGAAAATCGGGTGTTTTATCTCTTGAATGGGATATCAATAGAGGCTTGGATAAAGACGAACACGCTGAATTAATTGAAAAACTGCTAAAAAGTTTAGATATTAATAAACTGATTTCTGATATTTTAGATTCTGTTCAATTCGGTTTTCAGCCTTTAGAGATAATTTGGCATAAAGAAAAAAACGGCTATATACTTCCCGAAAAGGTTATTGCAAAGCCATCTGAATGGTTTTGTTTTGATGATGATAATAAATTGAAATTCAGAACTAAGGAAAATTACTTTGGCGAGGAACTTCCCGATAGAAAGTTTTTACTGGCACAAAATAATCCGAGTTATGATAATCCTTACGGCGAACGCACTCTCTCACGCTGTTTTTGGTCTGTTACATTTAAAAAAGGCGGATTAAAGTTTTGGGTAATATTTACGGAAAAATACGGAATGCCGCATTTTATAGGCAAACATCCAAGAGGAGCATCAAAAGAAGAAACAAATTCGCTTGCCGATATGCTTGAAGATATGGTGCAGGATGCTATTGCGGTTATTCCCGATGACTCAAGTGTTGAAATTCAAGAGGCGAATAAAACTTCATCAGCTGAGATATATGATAAGTTAATCGATAAAATGAATGCTGAAATATCAAAAGCGATATTAGGTCAGACATTAACAACGGAAATGGGGTCAACAGGCTCTTATGCGGCAGCTAATACCCACATGCAGGTTCGTAAAGATATTATTGATGCAGATAAAAAACTTGTTGAAAGCGTTATTAATCAATTAATACGCTGGATTTATGAAATAAATTTCAGCAATACCGATGTTCCCGTTTTTGAAATGTACGAACCTGAAGACGTTGATTTAGAACTTGCACAGAGAGATAAAATCCTTTCTGAATCGGGAGTTAAATTCACTAAAGAATATTTTATTAAAACTTACGGCTTAGAAGATGAGGATTTTGAAATAAGGGAAGATTATTATCCTCAAACACCTAATTTCAAAGAATTTAAGGAACAAGAGCCTGACATTCCCGGACAAAAACAAATAGAAGAATTATACGCATTTTTAAGTGAAACCGAATTATCAAAGCAGGCACAAAAGATGCTCTCGCCTTTAATTGATTTATTTGATGCCTGCGGAAGCTATGAAGAAGCCTACGCACTTTTGACCGATAAAAACCTTAAATCAAAGCAGTTTGAACAATCATTGCAAAAAGCATTATTCCTTGCCGAACTTCAAGGCAGAGGTGACGGTCTTGATAAATGAAATTATTACAGGACACGCACTTGAAATTTTAAAAACTCTGCCCGAAAAATCCGTTAATATGTGTATAACTTCGCCTCCTTATTGGGGATTGAGAGATTATAAAACAAAGCCTGTTAAATGGAACGATGGTTGGGAGGGTGAACTCGGAACAGAACCCAATTTTAATCAGTACATTAATCATTTATGCGATATTTTTGACGAAGTAAAAAGGGTTCTATATAATGACGGTACTTGTTGGGTTAATATTGGTGATACTTACGGAGGTTCATCATTAAATAAACCGTATTGTGTAAAAACAAAAGGCGAAACATCATTTTTAAAAAATGTCGAACATTTGCAAAAAACAGCACACACTCGTGGACAATATGAAAAATGTTTACTTTTAATTCCATTCAGATTTGCTATTGAGATGGTAAATCGTGGTTGGGTTATTAGAAATGTTATTATTTGGCAAAAAACAAATGCCACACCATCAAGTGCGAAAGACAGGTTTAATGCTGATTTTGAATATTTGTTTTTCTTTTCAAAAAATAAAAAATATTACTTTAAACAACAGCTTGAGCCTATAAAACAATCAACATTTGACCGCTGTAAAACAGGATGCGGATTGAATAAAGGTGCTAATTATCAAGGTTTAAACAAAGAAAATTTTGAACGTCTGCAAAAAAGAATGCTTGACGGTACTATAAAAGGTCGCAATATGCGATGCGTTTGGAGTATTGCCTCTGCCAGTTATAAAGGTTCTCATTTCGCTACATACCCTATAAAACTTATTGAAACACCAATCAAAGCCGGCTGTCCAGAAAACGGAATTGTATTAGACCCATTTATAGGAAGCGGCACTACTGCTGTTGCCGCTAAAAAATTAAACCGAAATTGGCTCGGTATTGAATTAAATCCCGAATATACAAAACTCGCACAAGAAAGAATACAAAAAGGATTATAAATGTCTATTTCTCTTGAAGAATATGCTTTAAAACGTAACTTTTTAAAACAAAGGCAAAATTTACCTTTGCATTTAAAAATAGAGCTTTCAAAGCGTAGAATACAGCAGTTTTATGACCATTTTGACGGTCAAGTTTATGTATCTTTTTCAGGTGGCAAGGATTCAACAGTTTTATTGCATCTTGTTCGTTCTATGTTTCCCGAAGTTCCTGCCGTTTTTGTAGATACCGGATTAGAATATCCCGAAGTAAAGCAATTTGTTAAACAAACGGAAAATGTTATAACAATAAGACCGGATATTTCATTTAAAGACGTTTTAAAAAAATACGGCTATCCTGTTATAAGCAAAGAAGTCGCAAAAACAATTGAGGAAAACCGCAGAAATCCCGATGGATATACAAAAAAGAAATTTAATTCAGAGAGTGAATATGTCAAAAGATACGGTTCACGCTATGACCTATCCAAATGGCTTCCATTAAGAAATTCGGATATTAAAATATCAGCGAATTGTTGCAACGTAATGAAAAAAAAGCCTGCATATAAATATGAAAAAGAATCAGGCAGAAAACCTTTTATTGCAACAATGGCGATTGAAAGCAATTTAAGAAAACAAGAATACATAAAAAAGGGCTGTAATTCTTTTGATACAAAACGACCTGCCTCCACTCCGCTCGGTTTTTGGACAGAGCAAGACATTCTGCAATACATAAAAGAAAATGATTTGCCGTATTGCTCCGTTTATGGAGAAATTTTGCAAGATAAAAAAGGTAAATTCTACACGACAGGAGCTAAACGCACAGGCTGTATGTTTTGTATGTTCGGTGTTCAGAACGAAAAACATCCCAATAAATTTGAATTAATGAAACAAACTCATCCAAAACTTTATAATTACTGTATTAACACACTCGGATGCGGCAGAGTATTGGATTTTATAGGAGTTAAATATTAATGGTAGAACTTAAAACCTTATTCAAACTGCCGCCGGCTCTTGCCATAAAATATTTTAGAAACAAGAAAAATGAATTATCTTGGGATTGGTACGACGTTTGGCAGGATGCTCATAAAAAATCGTTTACGGTTTCTAAAGTTATGCGTGAGGATATTTTGAACGATATCCGCTCCGCTCTTGATAAATCCCTTGATGAGGGCAAAACTTTTCAAGAATTTCAAAAGGAATTAAAACCGATTCTTCAAAAAAAAGGCTGGTGGGGCGAAATAATAACTGTTGATACAACTGGAACGGCAGAAAAGGTGCAGTTAGGTTCAATGCACCGGTTAAAAACCATATATAGAGTCAATATGCAGACCTCATACCAAACAGGGCGGTATAAAACTCAGCTTGATAATGCAGAGAATAGACCTTATTGGCAGTATATAGCGGTTATGGATGCATCAACCCGCCCTGAACACGCAATTTTAAACGGTTTAACTTTCAGATATGACGACCCGTTTTGGCAGTCATTCTACCCTCCGAACGGCTGGAACTGCCGGTGCAGAGTTCAGGCATTATCTGATTATAACTTGAAATCAAAAGGTTTTGAGGCAGATAATTCAGACGGCACGCTATCAGAGGAATACCGCCTTGTTTCTAAAAAGACAGGCGAGATGCGTCCTGTAACAGTTTATACGGATAAATTAACAGGGAAAAGAATAGCGCCTGATGTCGGGTGGTCGCATTCACCGCAAATTTTAGAAGATTTTTGAACACTATTTGAAAAATAATTAAAAGGAGTTTGTATGACTATTGATAAAAAATGCCTGTTAAATTGGGTAGGCGGAAAAAGGTTATTAAGAAAAACCATTGAGCCTTTAGTTCCAAAGGATATTGCTTCATACATAGAGCCCTTTGGTGGCGGAGGCTGGGTGCTTTTCTATAAAGATAAATGGGCTGAATTAGAAGTATATAATGACCTTGACGGAAGATTAGTCAATCTTTTTAGAATGGTAAAGTACCACCCTAATGCACTAAAGGAAGAATTAAAATATCTTTTAGGCTCTCGTGAGATGTTTTTTCAGTTCATAAACGGCAGTTTTATTACTGAAATACAAAAAGCTGTTCAGTTCTATTTTCTTATTACACGCTCTTTTGGAGGCAAGGGCAAAACCTTTGGAACTGTTAAAAAATCAGATGGCGGTGCTTGTAAATCACAAAAGAACGTATTAGAAAAAATTGATGCTATCCATGAACGCCTTGATAAAGTAATGATTGAGAATTTAGACTTTGAAAAATTAATCAATCAGTATGACCACGAAAACGCATTTTTTTACTGCGACCCTCCGTATTCTCAAGGCTGCGGTTATGAAGTTACATCTACGAAAGACTTTGACCGCGAGCGTTTAAGGAAAGTCTTGGGAAACATTAAAGGCAGATTTCTTCTGTCTTATGATGATTCGCCGAAAATTCGTGAATTATACAAAGGCTTTGAAATGATTCCGCTTGAGAGATTAAACGGCATCAATAACAGAAATGATGTTAAAAACAGAAATAAGATGTTTAAAGAGCTTTTAATTGCCAATTATCCGATTAAAGAGCTGTACAATGGCTGATAAACCGATTGAGATAAAAATCGAAAATCAAGAAGTTAATAAAAAACTTCTTGAAATAGCAAGAAAAACCGAAAACCTGCGCCCTCTAATGAAAAACATCGCAGGTATTTTGGCTTACAGTACGGAAGAAAATTTCAAGGAACAGGGCAGACCCGAAAAATGGATAGATTTATCTGATGTTACAAAGGAAAACCGCAAAAAACAAAACAAATGGCCGGGACAGATTCTTCAGGTTTCAGGACAGTTAGCATCATCAATAAGCACGCAGTATGACGATAATTCAGCCGTTATAGGCTCAAATCTTCCCTATGCGGCCATTCATCAATTAGGAGGTCAAGCAGGCAGAGGCAAAAAAGTAAAAATTCCTGCTCGTCCTTATATAAACCTTACTGATGATGATTTTGACGAGATTTTGCATGAAACACAAAAATATTTAAAAGACGATTAACTTGCATGTAAATAAAAAGGAAAAGGAGCAGGTTATGGCATCAGTTGAACCAATAAGAAATACCGAAGATATAAGAAAAATTGAAAATATATTAAAAGCAAAAAGCAAAAGAGATTTATTGTTATTTACACTCGGAATAAACAGCGGTTTAAGAGTTTCAGACATTTTAGCATTAAACGTTGGTGATGTTAAAAATAAATCGCACATTCAAATTACAGAACAAAAAACAGGCAAGTTTAAAAAATTCCCGATTAATTCAAAATTAAAACCAATGATAGCAGAGTTTACAAAAAATAAAAATATACAAGAACCTTTATTTAAAACGATATTCGGCAATAGAATGAACAGAATAACCGTATATAAAATTTTAAATGATGCTTGTAATAAGGCAGGGTTAAATATATTAATAGGTACTCATACAATGAGAAAAACATTCGGCTATCATCACTATAAGCAATTCAGAGATGTTGCAATGCTTCAGATGATTTTCAATCATTCAAATCCTCGTGTAACGCTCAGATACATCGGTATATCTCAAGATGAAATTGAAGAAAGCTATAAAAAATTTATTTTATAAAACATTCAGATTTTTCTTCAAAGTGTTTTCAACTGCTTAATATCAGACAATTAAAAAGGCGGTTTTAATACCGTCAAAGCAGTAAAGAAAAGCTGAAAGGAGTAAAAATATGACTACTGTTGAACCAATCCGCAGTAAAAAAGATATTGAAAAAGTCGAAAAACTGCTTGCAAAACAAAGCAAGCGTGATTTACTATTGTTCAATATCGGTACAAATTGCGGTTTAAGAATTTCAGACATTCTTCGTTTGAATGTCGGGGATGTAAGAAATAAGGCTTACATCCAAATTGTAGAAAAGAAAACAGGCAAATTTAAGAAATTTCCGATTAATGCGAAATTGAAACCTTTAATCGATGAATTCGTTAAGGGCAGACGGGATAAAGAGCCTTTGTTTTTATCTCATTGGAAGCACAGGCTTGACCGTTCGACCGCTTACTATATGATTAAAGATGCTTGCAAACGTGCCGGATTAGAAGAAAAAATCGGCACGCATTCTTTGCGTAAAACATTCGGCTATCATCATTATCAGCAGTTTAAGGATATTGTTATACTGCAAAAAATCTTTAACCATTCCTCTCCTCAAATAACTATGCGGTATATAGGGATTGAGCAAGACCAAATTGATGATAGTTACAACAACTTCGTTTTATAGTGAAAATGCTTATAGAGAAAACGTTTACATTACTTTTTATCGTCAGACAAAATATACAATTTGTCATACGTTTCAAAGAAAAATCCTTAAAACTATTGTAATATAAAGATTTTTTCTTTTCTTAATTTATTTTCAAAATGTAATGTAACTTATAAATTAATAAAAATCCATTCCCCGAATGGCTAGATTTTATGCCGTTTCAAAATCGTCAGACAAATTGTATAAAATGTCTGACAGCAAAGGAAAAGGAGTAAAGGAAATGGCTGAATTAACAAACACAAGTGATATTAAAATCAATACTGATGCACTTTCAAATAAACTAAATGAAATTGAAAGCATGAAGTATATTCTTGGTTTAAATGATGAAAATCAAGAATATTCTTATGAATTTTTAAAATCCCAAATTGATAATTTATGCAGGGAACATTCTGCATGTCTTGTCATATTAAACGGCTATCTGTCTGAAATGCCAAAACAAGTCAAACAGGCAATAGACAAAATTATTGAAGCAAAAGATGATGAAGAAAAATGCCGAATACTTTACGAGAAGTATTTAGACCAATATCAAGCAAATCAATTTTTTAAAGAATATCAGAATTATATTTACACGCAAAGGTCGCAGGATGCTTTATTAGAGCTTACAGAAGATGAGAGGGATAATTTTATTAAAATACAAGATTCACTAAATAGAAACAAAAGAAATCAGCTTGCTCTCTTGTTTAATATACTGGGCAGAGGAGCATTTATACCGATAGATTTTACTGATAATCTTCCGCAATTAACAATGTGGATAAATAGCAATAAGGAAAAGCCTATTGAACCGTTAACCGATGATGAATGTAAAATAATCGGGATTCTTATGGGCGGTTATTACGAGGAAATTCTATCGTTTAATGTTTTAAGCAGTTCTATCAAAACTTATGAGGATGCGGATGAGGTTATAAAAAATATTCCTGTAAAGTTTGGTGTTCAAAACATTACGCAGGTATTATTCAGAATTTACCTGTTAAAACCGCATATTTGGAACAATAGAGAATTTGAAGAATTAGTCCAATCAATAAAAAGCGTGCGAGAGTCAGTTTAAGGAGATATTATGAAATTTGAAAATATAAGAAACTTTGTTGAACCGACACTAAATACGGTGGATTTAACCGAAAAAGAAATTGAATATATTTCTATGTTAAGATTAGATGTTGATTTTAATAAGTATAAAGATGTTTTTTCAATGTCTATCGCAGAGGAAAATAAACTTTATAGAAAGTTCGGAGTACCGGAATTTTATGAAAATAGAGAACGATTTGTGCTTGCCGTATCTCTGACGAATAATATTGTTCCTTATGAAACATTGAAAAAAGTATGTGAAAAATACAGCCTTAAAGGGTATGATAAAATGTTAGAGGATATAAAGAACGCACCAAAATATTCTGATAAATACTTTGAAGAAACCAATGAGGCATTAATATCATTGTGCGAAAAGATAAATGAAATTTTTAAACAATAATGCTCTTTCCCGAACACGAAGCCGGAGATGGCTTGGAATTTTATAGTTATGCTCTTGTTAATTCAAGGGCATAACTTTTATAAAACACTTGTTTAATCTTTAACAAAAAATAAGGCATGGCAACATTTGAAAAAAGGAAACATTTTTGTCATTTTGTTGTATTTGTCGTATTATTAATTCTTGTGTCAATTATATTACAATAATATTATTATTGCAAATAGAGAAAAGCATTGATTTTATTAACAAACAGCATTTCAATAAATTTTTTATTTCATTTTTTAAATAAAAACAAAATGCTGCCATATTTTAAAAAAATAAATAATTTTCATGCCTAAAACTATTGATTTTATAGACTTGGTAACAAAATGACAAAAATGTTTCCTTTTTAACAAAATGACAAAAATGTTTCTTGACAGGAACATAAAAAACAAAATTAAAAGAAGTGAAACAAAGAATTCGGAGTTATGAAGAAGTGATAAAATCGGGAATAAGTAAAAGAAATTTATTATTATTAGCAGCCATTGCAAGTTTATCTACAACAATGATTATGCAAACACCTGTTAAGGCGGAAACTTTATATGACGTAATAAATAATACAACAGATGCAGTAAGGTCTTATAGCGTAAATCAAGATGAAAATGTTTCAGGTTCACTTGGAACTTTGGGTATTCCTTCAGGTTCAGATACCGCTAAAGTTACTTTGATTGGTGACAGTATTCATTCTATTATCGGAACAGGTGCAGCGGGTGTAAGTATTCCTAACGGCGGAACTCTCATTGTTAATAATATTAAAGAAATTACAGGTTTTTACACAAAAGAACATGCCGGAGGTTTTGCAAACATTGCTCAAGGCGGCAAAATTGAAATAACAAATACTTCATTTAAAAACAATTCCGATAACTATACCCCGCCGGGACAGTCGATAAGTATAGGTTCAGCACAAGGTGCGGCTTTATATAATGCAGGAGAAGCCAAAATTACAGGCGGAAGTTTTATATCAAATACGGTTTCTACTAATGCCGAGATGGGTTCCGCCGGCGGCGGTGCGATTTATAACACAGGAACTTTTGATATAGACGGAACTTTATTTAGCGGTAACAGTGCAGCGGCTAATGACCCTAAGGGCGGTGCAATATATAGTAATAATACCTCCGAAAATATTTCTACAATTAAAAATGCAGCATTTAAAAATAACCAAGCTTTAAAGTCATCTTCATACAGAAACTATGGTGGCGGTGCAATTTATAACGATGCAGGTACTATTGAAATAACAGGTTCAACCTTTGGCGGAAGCGAGGCAAATGAATTTAACTCATCTTCAAATGATGGCGGCGCAATTTATAATAATACAGACGGTAAAATAGTTTTAAATTCTTCTAATTTTATTAATAACCAATCATACTCAAGAGGAAATGCAATATATAATAAAGGTGAACTTGTTGTTGAAGACGGCAACACATTTAATGGCGGTTCATTAGAATATACAGGCAATGTAATTTATTCTGATGAGGGTTCAACTTTAAAAATAGGTAAAGATGAAGATAGTTTAAATACATTTTCAAATTCAACATACAGTTCAGGTAACGGAATGATTCGTTCATTAGGGGCATTGAACCTAAACGGTACTTTGTCTTTTAAAGATAATAATCAAGACAGGTTAATGTATATAACAGGAACAAGAACAGGTTATTCTTTATCTTCAAATGGTGTAAATAACGAACTTTCGGGATTAAATATTCAAGATAACAATGTATCTCGTGCAATATATTTAGAAGTTAATAATTCAACTCCTAAAATAACGCTTAAAAATAACAGTTTTACGAATAATTCTTCAGAAGCTGCATTAGTCGGTACAGATACACCTAATAGTAACTATGGTCTTATTTATGTTTATGGTAATGGTGAAGTTGATATTGATACATCAAATACATTTGTAGGAAATAAAAATATTTACCTTATAACAAATGTTAATGGAACGGTAAATCTTTCAAAAGGTTTTGATATTAATAATTCAACAAACGCTGAAACTTCAAACGATGCATTTATTTTAAGCAGCGGTACTTTAAACCTGACAACGGATAATGAAACGGGTAAATCTTTAGCTGCTAAAAACTTTAATATTAAAGGTTATGGTGGTGCTTTAACTTTAACAGGCGGAACTGTTAATACTGATAGTGATGCAAACACAATTAAAAATGCTGTTTTTGAAAATAATACCGCATCAAGAGCACAGTACGGTAATTATTGGTATGGCGGTGAAGGCGGTGCAGTTTATCTTAAAAATATTAATAATTTAACTTTTGATAATGTGACATTCAAAAATAATACTGCAAATTCAGGTTATGGCGGTGCTTTAGCAGCGTATGGTTCAAATGTTGTTATTAAAAATTCCTTATTTGACGGAAATAAAAACAAGGGTAATTATGGCAGTGCAATTTATTATAAAGGAAATTACACTAATTCAAATTTATCGATTTCAGATACAACATTTACAAATAACAGCATATTTGCAAGTGATGATTCCGGGTGGGTTGTAAATGCTGACGGTTATGGTAAGTTAGATGTTTCAGGCGAAACTTCATTTACAAATAACACAGGCGGTGCAATATCTGCCTCCGATTTTGATGAAATTTCAATAACAGGTAATGATTCAGAACATAAAATTCAAATTGCAAATAACACAGGCGGTCTTTCGCTTTCAGCAGATAAACTTACAATAAACCATGTTAATATTGAAGGGAACACAGGTGCTGCAGGGTTATCCTATAACAATCATGGAAGTTCATCTACTGAAAATACAATTAATGATTTAATTATTAAGGATAATACTTTCTCAGGTACAAATACTTATGGTATTAATGCGGATTTTTCATCTAACAATGGTGAATTAACCATTTCAAATTCAACAATTGAAGGTAACACTTTTGGCGGAACAGCAAACGGATCAGCACCTATACTGATGAAAGGGAAGAATACCACAAGTTCAAAACTAACTCTTAATAATGTAACTATTAAAGATAACAATTGGGATTTAACAAAAACAGGTTTTAAAACATCAGCAGGTGCAATATCAGCTCCAAATGCGGCTTTAGTAATTAATAATTCAACCATCCAAAATAATGTAACAACCGGTTCAGGTGCAATTAATTCAAGTGCAGGTACAAGAAATGTAGAGATTACAGATACTCAAATTACGGATAACACTGCAAGTAATTATGGCGGAGCTATCTATACAAATACTTCTAATGTATTTGTAACGGCTGAAAATAGTAATGTATCAATTTCAGGTAACAAAGCACAAGATGGCGGAGCGATATATGCAGAAAATAGCAATGCGGCTTTATATGCAAAAGGTAAAAATTTAACGGTTGAAAATAACACTGCAGCAAATGCAAGCGGAGTTGGAATTTATGTTAAAAATTCGCTGGATTTAAAAGCAGACGGCTCAAATGTTTTAACAGTTTCAGACAGTGTTAAATTAAATAGTTCAACTTCTGCATTAAATATTAATACTGATAACAATACGGGTATTGTTGATTTAAGCGGTGCAATAACAAATTCAGGTGCAACCAATTTATATGGCGGTACTTTAAAATTAAGCGGTAATGCTTTAATTAATAAATTTAATACATTCAATGTTAACGGCAATTCGACAATAGACCTTTCAAATAACGGCAGTGCTGCGGATAATATGAAATTTGGCACATTATCAAGTGATAATAAAACATTAGCATTAAATGTTGATTATGACGGAACGGCTGATGTTAACAATTACGGTTCAATGGACAAATTGACAGTTGATAGTGTAAGTGGAACTCTTTCATTAGATTTGAATAATATAAACATTTCAACTGATGGTGATGCGACAAAAGCCGTATTTTTAGATGGTGACGGTGCAAGCAGTATAACTATATTAAATTCTGCCGTTGCAAAAGAAATCGCATCATCGGGCGGATTTACTTATACTTTTACTCATGACGGAACAACTAAAGGTTTGTTAAATATCTCAAGAGTTGAACATCAATATGACTTGCCGAAACTTATCGCAGGAGAAGCTGCAGGAATTGACCAATATGCAATAACAACAGACGGTTATAAACCATTCCAAATACCAAAAGAAGGCACGACTGAAGAATATTATACATCTCTTGGAACATTAACAGGTGAAAATAGAGAATTTACAATTTCAGGCGGAAGTGCTGAAACTATGCACTCTATTGACGGTACAACAATGGCGGATGCAAAAGGTGACGGTGTAACAATTGGTTCAGGTCAAACGTTGAACCTCAGAAATATATCACAGTTCAAAAACTTCACAAATGCTGTTAATAATGGGGGTACTTTAAATGTTGAAAATGTAACATTCACAGACAATACAACAGATATTAACAATACGGCAACTTTGAACTTGTCAGGCACAAATACGATTAAAACAATCACAGGTGCAACATGTAATACCAACATCACAGGCGGAACGACAACAATAGAGAATTACGGTTCCGTTACTCAAAGTGCAGTTAATATGCAAGGCGGCCGCTTGTATAATAAATACGGA